ATATAATCTTTATCACCAGACAAGATCAAGAATGGTTCAGAACCCATATTCAATTCGGTACCATATTCATGGACAACAGTACCAATAATATCGTCTGCCTCAAGGCGATCAATATTGATTACTTTATAGGGAAAGTTTTGATCTAATTCATCACGAATTTTATGAATGATTTCAAACAAACGATTCCAATCAAGTTCTGATTCGTCTCTTGACTTTTTTCGATTTGCTTTGTAATAAGGAAAGTAATCTTTACGCCATACATTTTTACTATCACAACAAATTACAAAATTTCCATAATCCTTAGAGAATTTTTTACGATTGTGTAAAAGAGATGAGAGAAACATATGACGAATGAGATTTTCATCAGGTTCGATGTTATGATGATTGCCAATGCTTGCAAACAAAGACGCCAGCATAACTTGGTTGTAGTCTACTAAAATAGCCATGTTTTATCCATAATTTAATTTGAAGATCTATTATATCAAAGATCTGTTTCAATGTCAACCATTTCTTCTGCGGTTATTGTTTGCTTTGCAAATTCTTGCAGTGGATGTTCAACACCGCTTGAAAGCAAATGGAGAGACCGTATTGATTCAAAGACCAATACCATTGAAGGGAAATACTTATCGATGTCTTTATTAAAATCGCACCCGGATCGAGTCAATTCGCACAAAACATTTTCCCAAAGTATTTGGGCGATTTCATCTGAATAACTTGTTTTGTATTCTAAAAGTTTTGCCTTGACTTCTTCAGGAGAGCTAGGAGCATCCATGATGCTCATCTTTGGAAAGTCAACAATATTATTAGTCACCTTTCAAATTCCTTAAACAGGCATTCCACAACGTTCTGAAAGTTGCAATATTATTTCGTGCTAAATTAAAACGATCAGACGTTGTAAAGGCATTAAAATAGTTCTGATCTTCATTAATAGTTTGAATAAGTTTTTTAGCAATTGAATAACAATAATTTGCATGCGCCTGTCCATCTTGATGCCAATCATACATAATTGTTGCGTTGCTAGCAGTCTCAGGAAGTGCTCCTAAATTTGGATGCACACAAATACATTGTGACTTAATTGCTTCAATTAATGCAAGACAAGAAGTTTCTTTCCAAATGCTAGGATAAAGAAATACATGAGATTCTTGAAGTTCATGGATAATTTGTTCATTCGAAACAGTTCCATGATTGCGCATTTTAGGATGAGCGTCGATCATATCAAATAATTGTTTATAAGGCTCGTCACGCTGATCCCATCCGTAAATTTTAAATGAAGAATATACATCTAATTCAATGTTATCAAATTCTTTACACAAAGCGTCGAAAATAGGAACTAACAATTCCAATCCACGATGAGGTGTTGTATGATAAATGAATTTAATTGTTGAAGTGTCTTTATCTTGAGGACTATAATTTTTTTCTATTGCATTATAAACAACTGAACATTTGTCATAAGGAATTTGAAAACGGTTGATATAATGATCACGTTGCCAAGCGGAAACAAAAACAAAATGGTCAAATTTTCGCCAACCCATATTATGAAGGATATCCATTTCCGGATCCTCGGCCAAATCATGCGCGTAAAGAATGTTTTTTACATCATCATACATTTCTCGCGGACGTGAAAAATGGATAGCGAAATCTTTTAATAACGATTCATCGACGTTATCAAGTAAACGTCGTCTCATTAATTCGCTACCACCCATTGCATTTTTTGACAATTCGGACTCTATTACTTGTCCTTTGTATATACAACTCATACTTTTTCAACCTTTTCAATACTTTCCAAAAAATTTATACGAAAGGATCTCCAACCATTATTTTCTAAATCGTATACGGAAATAACTGTCCTATCCTTTTCAGGGTGAGGTTCAATAGCAGAATCAAGTTCTGACAATTGCGGATATCTTGTTTCGGCAGGGTGAATAACCTTAGAAGCTTCAGGAATCATATCTTCCAATAATGTACATTTCATTGTACGTTTTTCGCCGTTCACTTTTTCAAATTTGATTACGCAAACGTTTTCTTTTAAAAGCTCAACGATCTCTGCGGGTTTCATAATACAATTTCTCCATATTTTTTATCTTCAATTCTAGAATAATCAAAGATTTCTTCAAGTGTCAATTTACTTCCGACATCTTCCCAAAAGTTTTTTATCAAATCATAAGAACGAACACACGCCTCATCTTGTCTTTGGTATTGATATATATTCATTGATTTAAAATCAAATATGTTATGATTAAACAGCGGAAAATGCCACACTCTATCAAAACCTAACGGATGCATAAGAACGTTGTTCTCTGCGGAAAACCAAGGAGGCATTCCTTTAATATAAGGATTTGGCATTCTCCAGTGTATAACATCATCATCTTCAAAATAAAACTTAACTAACTTTCTTGCATACTTTCTAGTGACAACATAACACTGTAATCCATGATCATAATATTCTCGCCATCTTGGTACCATAATAGGATCCTTACACCAACGGCTCCATGGGTCATCCCAAACCCCGCACAAATGTAATGCACCCCATTTAGTGCCCATTCTTTTTAAGAATTCTTCAAATGTAAAATTCCAATGTTGAACTGTAGTAAAATCAACATCGTCTTCAAAGAAAACTCCAAATTCATCATCGGTTGTTTCTAACCATTGTTTAATAGCTAAAAGATGAGACGACGTCGTTCCTTTAGCGATGTCTTTTATTTTAATTTGATCTCCGACAAAAGTAACAGATGGATTTTTATCATCCCAACGGTCAAACATTATAAAATTAATATCCGATATTCCATAATCGGCAAAACAGTTTATTGTGTATTCTTTTCTATCGGGTGCCTCGTTTAAATTAATTACATTAGGCCGCGGCATTCCTTTAAATTTATTCATAAAAAACTTATAATTTAACAGCCAATAAAACCAAAATTGCAAATAAAAGAAGGTTAGTAAAAAATAACTCAACGGCTAAAATAGTATGATACCACAGCCATCGCGATTCGTATACCTTTTGGACGTTTTCATTTTCGGTGGTAGGTAATTTATCAATGGCGTCTAACACAGGATCATAAGGTTTGCCATCAATCCATTGTATAATTTTTTTAAGCATAACGTGCCTCGTTTCTAATACAGGTTTGAACGTTTCTTAATGCGCTATGAAAATTAGATAAACCTGCATTGTTGTAAATTCTATATGTTTCAATGTTAAATCTTTCAGGAAGAATGTGATCTTCGTTAATATTTGAAACACTTCCATGAATTAATTCTTTTGTTAGGTTTCCGTTAAAATAACGCCTAGAATCGTTTTCGTAATCGCAACCTTCACGAACCAATTGTACTAACAATATGTTTTCGTTTCCAACCTTTTCTATAATAGGTTTAAGTTCTTCGACAAATCCGCCATCAGAAATTGCATAATTTTTTTCTAATTCAATTTCTGTAGAAACTTGCTCACCGAAAAAAGCTGCGCCATATTTTGGTTTAATAACTTTTTCCGAAACATAAATCATTGCCTCTCTTCTCGACATTCCATTGAGTTTTTTTTCAGGCAATTCTTTACGGTCTCGGTTTTTATAGCCAAGCATAAACCAATCTTTGCTTACATTGAAATACTTATATGTTTCAAGGAATAAGACGTGTTTAAAAGAAAGATGTTTGTAGCCGTAATGCTTTTTGAAAAAATCTGCCGCTTCATCTTTACCTGAACCGGGCGGGCCATTAAAAATAACAATCATTCACGTTCCTTATAAAAACCATACTTAGCAATAAAATAAGAATCAACCACATCGTCGATAGGACTTTTAGATTTTGCTATTATATCAAATTTTGAATAAATGTCAATACCTGTTTCAGAAATAAATGCATCAATCATTTGTTCTTTCTTAGCATTTCCCTTTCCGGTTGCAAATTTTTTAATTTCAGTTGGGGCAGGGGTTTCAACTCTAAAATGGTTATGATGCAAGCGATACTTAAGTACACCCGCATTTTCAGCAATTTGAAATACTCGGCCGACTGCGCCAAATGCATATCCTTCAACATAAACTACATCCGCTTTGTGGTGTATTGTTTCAAAAAGAACGGGGCGAGAAAGTTTCCAATATCGATCATAATCGTTATCCCATTTAGGATGGCGCCGCGGAAAAAACCCGTCTCCTGTTTGTTCAAGAACACGATCGCTATTTGTTTTTGCGTGGACGAGATAGAAGAGTTTGCAATTTTCAATGGACCATTCATCACCAATATGAACACACCAAGCAGGACTTGATAAACTATAATCAACACCAACAATAACCATATAAACACCTCAATTCATTTGAGATATTTATTCCGATCTGAAAAAGACGTGAGCTCCTATCCTACCTACAGAATAAAAATGTTTATTCCAAGAAGGGGCAACATACGTTGTATGATAGTGAGTTGCGCCTTCAGTAATACCTCGAAAATGATTGTCCTTTAATATCGAATACGCAACATATTGCGCTTGAGACCATGCGTCAGATTCATGCGGGAAATCATCTTTACCATCGCAATACCAACTGAACTGACACTGATTACGCAGTGGCACGAGCTTCTCTGGATCCTTCCAGGAAGGTTTTGTTTTACCTTGATATACAACTTCACAAACTGTATCAGGGTATCTACGGTCCTCTACTCGGTTTAAAACGACATCTGCCACGGCGTATTGACCTGCAAGATTATCGCTTCTGCTTTCATGGTAAATATTGAGCGCAAGACAATGCGCTTCACTAGTATCTAATAATTGCCAGAATTTATCGTGGATGATAATAAACGGTTCGTCGGTTATATCATTGCCATAACTATTCTCCGACCACATATAAGCAAAAATACCAACAAGAGCAATTAAAGACAAAATGGCTGGTTTGTAACTAGATTTGTATTCTTTCATCGCATCACCATAATCTGTTTTTCGTCAACAAGCGCGACACTTGGTTTTTCAATGTCTCGCTTAAATGCACCAGTGCTAACAATGAGTAACATGATAGCAAGAGGATCAAAAACCATAACGATAATAATAATAATCCAACGAACTGCAACATCGAAATAATTGCTTGCTTGATCGCCATAGATTAACTCCGCTATGTATTTGAGTGGACCTATCTCAGCTTCTAGTTCAAGCTGAGTTTGTTGAAGTGGTATTAACTCCAGTTGATAATTTTCAATTTGTTGTTGAGCGTCTCGAATACTTTTTTCTAATTGGCTTCTTTCTTCTCGTTGGGATTCACGTATAGCAATTGAACCTTCCGGTCCTCGTATTCTATCATAATCGATAAGCGTTTGGACTTGTCGGTCAAGACTCTCAAGCACTGTCTCTGATGATTTGATATTTCTTTCTTCAGATTCGATTCTTTTTTCAAGTAACTGAATTTGTATATCATTATTTCCACCGACTGATATAGTTTGTTCTATATGAGCTTTGGACAGATATCCAAAAATACCCATACTCGTAATAAGCATTAGAACTACAACCGCGAAAACAAAATAACTTCTTGTCAGAACGTTAATTCTATCCCATTCATAATGTACCCATGCTGCGGATACAAGTTTAGCGAATTCAAGAACGCTCGCCATAATAACAACTGAAATAAACGCGCCAGAAAAAATTGTGGCTAGCCCAGCAATAGAAAACCAGGCAGCCACAAAGGCTAAAGCTATCGAAGTAAATAGCGTTAGATATTTCATGTGATTAAATTAAAGGAGCGCCGTCTTCATAATCTAAATAAGCCATAACCGCAAGTAATGCACTCACAAGATATTCGACTGGGGTTTGCGCAAGAAGCGCAATTAAAATAGACAAACCCAAACTTATTTTTACAGAATGATTCCGAATAAAATTTTTCATTTGATCATCTCCGATATTTCTTGTGCGTATTTTTGATTGGTTACTGGGACTGCGTTGGATTTATGGAGGGTGGCGATTCCAATGACATAGTCGCCTGTGTATTGCTGAGACTCTCTTCGATTTCCTCTCGCCGTTGCTGGAGAAGCCACGCACGATGCATAGCGGTTTGTCTCAGCCGCTCGTTCTTGAGCGATTGACGGTTTCGGTTTGTACTCCTGAAATTTTGGCGGGACATACTTGACACAGACTTCTCCTTTTGGCTTGCGGGGTTTACGTTTGCGACCGTGTTGATCGTACCGAAAACTATTATGTATAAACATTCAAATCTCCGTATTGGTGGGACAGGAAGGGATCGAACCTTCGACCAATTGGTTAAAAGCCAACTGCTCTACCGCTGAGCTACTATCCCAAATGGCATTCCCGAGGGGAGTCGAACCCCTGTTACCAGGATGAAAACCTGGAGTCCTAGGCCTCTAGACGACGGGAACAAATTGTTAATTTATAAAGCTATTCTATCACAGTTGACAGGGGATGTCAACTATTTTTTTTCAGTTTTTTAGGTTTTTTGAAGATTTTATCCCAATTTTTATCAAATTGGTCTTTTTTTACAGATAGAGGTCTTGGCTTTGATCCTTTTCCACTCATATATCACTTCTCAATGTTAGGATAATATTTTGTTTGTTTCTTTGTACGCTGTACATGAACTTATTAACGTATTGACTTATTGTTGTTCCAATTTCTTCTTCACTAGTCAATTCGTTTACGTTAAATTCGATTTTTTTAGGCAATTCGCCTCTTTTTCTTTTTTCTGCCAAAAAAGGAAAAAATGAATCTAATATTTCGCACGCATTTTCAACGTTTATTTTTAAGTAATCAATTTCAATTACATTATTCATTTCGCAAATTTTTGATAAAGGAACTTCGGCAACAAAATCAATTTCTACAAGATCTTTAATTCCCATCATTGTATGTTGATAATGATAGTCTCCTAAAGAAAAACAGGTACGCAAAGACTTAGGAAATTTCTTTTCCTTTATAATTTGTTCTGGAACGTAATAGACTTTATTCACGCCTTCTTTTTCCGTTAAAGAAATGGCACAATTATATTTCTTAATTAAAGGTTTAGATGGTATCAGGTCAAAATAATACTTAAGTGGTTCTATGCAAATTCCTCTATCTGAATTGCCTGCCGACTCAGCTAAAGAATTTACACCTGCTGTTCCTATCTCGATAAATTTTAGTTTCATTTTTCTTCTGTTGGCAAATGTACCTTAGAGATCCAGTTTTTTTGTGTCTCTACATACTCATGCAAATAATACTGGATATAGTTCACATCTTCTGTTGTTAGAGTTCGAATTGAATGTGTCAAATTATAACACAATTTTTGCATCTTGTCAATTTTTTCTTGATTCATTAGATGAATACGTCAATCGTCATCATACTCAAGCCAAGAATTGCAACCATACCAAACGTAGCTAGGAATGGTACAATAACCATGGCAGTCATCGGATTTTTAATAATAAAATCCATGATTTTCCTTTCGTTCATTTTCGCTCCCTTACTCTATAAAACTTCGCGTTCTCATTTGCAATCCAAGCACACACCAAATTCAGTGGGATACATGAATACAAAAAATTAAAATTATAAAACCACGCTATCATCCCACAAATTATTGCGGAGATAACATTGATATGCATGAAAAGAGTCTGCACATAAGCAGACTCAATCCAATTCATTACTTTTGTTTTGCCATCCACTTATCATACTCCTTCTGGTCGACAACGCCTTCCTTCAAGAGTCTTTCGCGGTTTTTCATATGCTCATCCTGTACGTCATCTTTTGATTGGCCCCAATATTCTACACAGTGGCCTTCATCAATTAAAATTTCAGTTGCACAACACCATCGATCATTTGCAGAATCATACACTGTAAAATCGCCAAGGATACGACCAAACTTACCCTTCATGTCTTCTCCGCCTTTTCCAACTTGCGTTTTCAAAACCGGATTTGGACCTAGCAATTCTTTCAATCTTTTCTTTGCAGCAAGACCAAATAGTTTTTCAACTTTATCACTCGTTCGACTTTCGGGTGTGTCAATACCCATGATGCGAACTCTCTCATCCCTCAACCATACACCAAAACCTAAATCAATATCAACATCGACGGTATCGCCGTCCACGACTTTCAATAATTTAGTTCTGTATTCGTACATTTGTTACTCCGTTAATAATTGGATAATTCCATTGTTCCAATTCTCAGCTACGTCTTCTGCATAATATACGCTTTTACCAGGCAATTCTCTTGTCTGAATAAGTTTCCCATCTTCAAATAAATCCACAACATACATTTCATCGTCATCGGTGACGGTCTTATGAATTTTGCGGATATTAGCTGATCTACTCATCTTCTAAATCCTTTCGTTTAATTTCTTTTTTTATGTGGTATACAGCACCAAGATACATGACAGTTGCATAAGCACAACCAACAAGTATTGTAAATAAAGCAAGAGTTAATCCCGCTTCAACAACGTTCATCTACCTTGACCTCTGTATTTTTTATAACTAGCCTTTTTTCTTTTGTTCATAGATGCCATTTTTTTAGTTCCGTCACCGATTGACG